TGGGGTGGGTGTTGTTTATGTGTTTGTTTGTGTGGTTTGGGGGCCATCAGTGTTCGACACAGAGAATGTGGTCGGTAGCATCAGATGTTTATAAGGGACGCCATCAGCACGCGGGCGGTCGCTTCAAGCGCCACCGGCGTGAGCAGGTAGCGAGCGCGAACGTTCAGCGTCGCCGCGCTGTTCGGGTCGGTCTGTTTTGCCATCGCTACCATCGCAGTAGTCAGCGTAGCGACGGTGGGGGCAGTCGCAGCGGCGACATAGTTTTTGTGAGTGCTGGTGTCCCACAACGCGATGCTGTCCTGCGTCAACGTCGGGCCGACGCCGTTCAGAACCGCATAGACCACATCGCCGATTTTGCGATTCGCGGCCCGCCCCATTGCGCGGGGGATGCTCGACAGCCCGCCCAGATCGTCGTTGATAATCAGTTGCCGGCTGATGCGGTACTTTTTCGCATACTGCACCAGCTTGATCGTTTCCTTCCGATCGGTGAATTTGCCGTAGCTGATTTCGCCGTCCTCGGCCACTTCGGCCAGACCGGTAAAGCCCGACATATTGATACGGTCGGCGGTTTTAAAGTCCGGCAACTGGCCGCGCCGCGTCCAGGTTTGCCAGGTTTCCGGCGCTTCGGCAAACCCGGTCATCAGGGCTTTGTTCGCTACATTGGCGAGCAAATAGGTAAAGTCGCTGGTCGTCTGACCGTGCGGCGAGCGCAACGACAGCGCGCGGATCGCAACCTGCTCATCAGTCATCCGGTCATCGCCGTGTCCGGCAATCCGCAACCATTCGCGCGCCAGCGTTTTCAGGCTTTTGCCGGGCATCCCGGTTTCCGCCGCCCGGCGGCGCGCTTCGGGGTCAGTCACCATGCCGGAGCGGACCAATAGCCCTTCCTCAGCGGCGCGGGTGAACTTGTCACGCGCGTCTTCACCGTGCTGCACCGTGGTCTGGCGGTCAGTCAGCGTGCCGTAGTCCAGGACCGGGCCGGAGTTGGCGGCCATGGTGTTCAGGATTTGGCGACCGGCTTCAGCCGGGTCCAGTCCGTCGGCAATAGCGCGGGTCCGCAACGCGGACATTTCCGGCGACTGCGGGACCGACCGCAGCGCGAACAACTTGTCGATTTCCGCCACGCGGGTCCGCTCGGCAGCGGCAGTTTCGGCGCGAATGGCGTTCAGATCAGCCGGAGGTTCCGGGCTGCCCTTGGGGTCAACCGCGGCTTCCGTGGGTTTGGTGTCGGTCATAGGGGTATCTCCAGGTAAAGATCGGTTGATGCCAACCGTAGGGTCAGCGGGAACGGTAACGATAGACCCCTCCAGCGGGGTCCATCGGGTAACGGTAATGTCATCGCTGCCCGCCGCTTGCTCCCAGCGATCCACGGAATAGCCAATGGACAAGGATTTCAGAAATCCATCGGCAACGTCTCGGAAAACCTCACTAGCACGGGCGTTGTTGGAAAAGCGGAGCGTGCCGCGCAACCGGTTTCCATCCAGCCGCACGTTTTCGATTAACCCAATCGGTAGGGTTTGATCGTGCCCGAAGAGCAGGGGCAGGCCAGTGGTTGCGCGTTCCAAGTTAACCGCGTCGTCGGTATGCAGCAGCGTTTCCACGCCGAACCAGCGCCGAACCGGCGTCTCACTCGACAGCGATGCTGGAACGGTGCGAGCCGTGGTATCGACCGCGCGGGTATCCAGATCAATCCGGCGCTCTAGCCGGGCGCCGGCAGTCAGTTGGGGATGGTCATTCATCTTTGGCATCCTGAGAATCGTCTTGTGGGGCATTGGGGACCGGGCGCACGTCGAACGTGTCAGCCGCGAGTTGCGCGTCTACCGTGGCCGGGTCGCCGCCGAGGTCACGAATGATTTGCTGGCGTGACCTGAACCCGGCTTCTACCATCGCTTGATATGCCTTCACTTCTTTCAGCGGATCAATCCACGGGGTTTGGGGCGGGCGAATTTCAGGCCGATAGAGACTGGCTACGTCTACATCCGCCGGGGTGTCGATCAGTTGAGCCGCACGGGCGGCGTCTACGAACCGCGTCCAAACGGGCAAGTAGAAACGCGCGCGCAGGTAATCGAACAGGCGGCGGTAGTGCAGCACAGCTTCGACGAGTTCCTGACGCTGGGCGCTGTAGGTGCCGTTGTAGTTTTTGGCGATGCTGGAAAACCGCGTGCCCGTGCCCGCCGCGATAGCGCGCAGCATGGCCGACCGGAAGGTATCCAGACCGGGGTTCGGGCGCTTGGAGTCGATGACTCCGACATCCTCACCAGGCAGCAGACCGTCAAAGATCAGTCCCGGCGTCATTTCAAAGCCGCGAGCGGTTCCGCTTTCGCTGCTCGCGCCGACCACATCGGCCATGGCCCCATCGCGCTTAATAAACGCAGTGAACGCCGCCGCAACCCGTGCCGCGATGCGCTCGGATTCCTCGTAGTCACGCAGGTCATCCAACCGAGTCAGCACGGCGTGGAATAAGGACACGCCGCGCGTCTGATGCAGACGGCGGGTCAGCTTCAGGTGCCCCATGTCAGCCACCGGGATAAAAACGGTGTCGGCGCTAAAGGCCGATGTGAGAGTAGACCCGGGATGCTGGCGATAGACGCGATAGCCCACGGGGCGGCCCCAGCCGTCTTTTTGCACGCCATGAACCAGCCCCTTTTCCGGGGCGGTTAAGTCAAAGGGGACAAAATCCGCTTCCAGCATTTCCAGCGCATAAGGCACGCGAGAACCATACGGAGCGCCGGGCTTTTGGATATGGTGGAAAAAGACCTCTCCATCCCGCAGCCAGGAGCGGCACATGATGCGCTCCATTTCCGGCCCGGATAGTTCCCCCGTCACTTCCGGGGCTGCCCAAAAGTCCTGCCAGAGCGACGCCAGCCGACGGTTAACCTCGGCGGCGGGTTCCTGGCCGCGCAGCGCCATCGGCTCAATCCCCGCTCCGCAGCCGACAATGTTGGTGACTAGATCATCCAGCACGCCAACCGCAAGGTCGTGATTCTCGTCCAGGTGGCGGGCGAACTCCCGCAGCCCGCCGCGGGCGCGGTCAACTACCGCATCCGCCGAGGCATTGTTGCCCCGTCGGGGCCGCTGGGCAGTGATTGAGACGGCATCATAGTAACGATGCGCGGCTTTCAGTCGCGCATGGGCCGCGACGCGCGAAGCGGCCCAGCCGGGAAAGAGGGGAGACAGCCAGCGGGTTAGCGCGTCCATGTCGCCACCGCGTAGGGAGTCGGCGTTGATGTACCGGCTAGGACGGCGATAGCGGTCTGCAGTTCGCGGATATGGCGTTTGAGTTTTTCTACATCCGCCGGGGTATAGCTGACCTTGATGTCGCCCATGCCGACGCTGACCGTTTTCTGGCCGGTCGCTAGCGCATGGAGGGCGGTTTGTGCGTCCGCGAGCCAAGTGGCCAGGGTTGCGCCTGAAATGCCGTCATAAATGCTCATGTAACGGGTAAAGCACGGAAAAATCAGGGTGTCAATCCCCGCCAGGATAGCGCCATGGGCTTCTAGTCGCCCCGGCCCGCCCCGCTTGTGATCGGGTCATGATGCCAGTAGTTAGCGCCCGCTGGATGCCGGTGGCGGTCTCCCCGAACCGCTCCAGGCGGTGGCTAAGCGTTGCGGGGGAGAGCGCATAAGCGCGCGCCAGTTGCGCGACTCGCCAGCGCCCTCCATCAAACTCAATCCAGCGTGCCATTGTGAGTGCGCTCGGCCATGACTACCCAGGTTCTAGGTATAGGTAGATCAGACAGGACCGGACTTTCCGGCCCGGCTTGCCCCGCAATCGTCGTTGTAATCCAGCCGCAATCGCTCAACAGCGCCGTCAAATCCGAAAGGCGGTAGTGCCGATGGTGGAACGGGGCGGTTTCCGGCGAATACGGGATGGCATCCTCATTCGGGACACTGAGAAACAGCTTTTTAGCGTTGATTGACTGCAACAACGGGCGCGGGTCTGCCAAGTGCTCAATCAACTCGAACGCAACCGCGCAGTCAAACTCGCCTTCAGGAGATAGTCGTCCGTCCAGGTCAGCGTAGATGCGGATCAGGTTTGGCCGCGCGTAGTGGGCAATGCCGTATTCGATGCTTTCGTGGCTACGATCAACGGCCAGAACACGGTTAACGGCGGGCGTATCCGCAAGGATAGCAGCGCCATAGCCAACCCCAGCGCCCAAATCCAATACGCTGCCACTGACTTGGCTGGCCGCCCAGTGATAGCGGTGGATATGATCGGGCTGGATGCGCTCCAGGTCCGGCGCTACTTGACGTTCCCCGCTGAGTAGCTGGGTAGATTCTTCGTCCGCATCCAGTCCCACCAGGGCGCGGAACCGGGCGCGGCGGGCGGGCGCGGTGCGCGGGTCATGCCGATAGCCATAAATCCAATCCCGCCGGTCGGCATTGAGAAAACCGCTTCCTTCGCTGGGCCGAACGACCAATCCCGTGCTTTCCAAGCGTCCGGCCCAGTAAGCCACGCAGGGGTGGCCGTCTTCCACCACGCCCGAGGAATGATGATGGTAGTCAGCGCCGAACACGCGCAACTCCCGGACCCCGATCCACGCGGCATAGGGCAGGATGTAGGCAAGCGAATTGTGGTACCAATCTCCATGATTCGGCTGTACGGTTTTTGCCAGCCAGTTCCAGACCAGCCGGAACGGATAACGATGGACATGCGCCGGCCAGCCGTCGGCGTCATCGCTGGTGATGATCGGCTTGTCGTGCTTCCACAAAGAGGCGCCGTAGCGCGGGAAGCGGTCAGCCTCACCCTGAATGTGGTCCATCACCCAAAGCAGGTCATGGCGGAATGCGCCGCCGCCCCGGTTCAGCGTCCACACCTCATCCACGCCATCGACAACCTCAGTCAAGTCGCGCGCCAATTGAGCGCAGATATAATGCTCTTTCGACGGGCCGAGACAAAGCAGGGTGACGATTCTCGGCGCTTTGCCGGTCGGGTGGTGCCAAGTTAACGTATCCATGGGGTACCTGATGGTCGGCTAACAAAGGAGCCGCCGCCTCGTTGCGCCGCGCGCGGGGCGGCGGCTCCTGTCCCTTATACCCATCTGACGCTGCCGACGATCCACCCTGTGTAGATCTCGGTGGTCGCCGTAACATTAAACACAAAACGAACACACACATAGACAACGCAACTCCGACCACACGCAACCCACACCCGACCGTCCCACGTTTTTT